CGTCAAAGCCTAGAAGAAGTAGACAATACTTTAAAGGCTTTAAAGGCTTCAGGTAATTTAAATGACGTTGATGAGCGCGTAACACTTAATGCTTTAAATGATTACCTGTTTGCTGAAAAGAAAGGCAACAAATCAAGAGAGCTTGTTCGCAACGAAGCACGCCTTACTTTATCGGGTATTGATGAGACTTTAAATAAAGCAAAAACTCCATCTCTTCTTCTTGGCAAGCGTGACTTTGGCTTAGTTAAAACTGCAGATAACCTTAGAAAACAAATTGACGATATGTCTGACACAATATTGAAAGACACGTTCATGAGTGCTGAGATGTCTGAAAAGTTAACGACAGCTATTGACGCAAACAAAACATACTACGCAACCCGTATGTACAGATCTCTTAAAGATGAAAATGGTTATGTACCTACGCCAGAGCAAACTGACAAGGCACTTAAGGAGATATTAAATATCTCTGAGGCGGCAAACATAGGGCAAGCTATGTCTGAAGAAGCTGCCTACGGCGTACTGAATGACCTTCGCAGAAAAGTTTCTTTTAATAATGCAAACATGAAGCCGCAAGATCAATTTGCTGAAAGCACCCTTAGTGGTGTGGGTCAAAAAATTATGAAAGGTCGGACGCTAGACGATCTGCCTGCAGTAAGAGACTTCCTTGGTGAATACTCTGGCGGCTCTAATGTTTTTGGTAGAGTCAAGCGAAGCGATGGTACGTTTAGCGAAGATGTAATCAGACAAAGAAGCCTTGAAGAGCAGCGTGTAGGTTTAAGGACCAGGGCTATTGAAACAGTTGATGGTATGACTAAGGCAATAACCAAAGCGAATTACTACAAAAACTTAAATGATTACAACAACTCACTACCATTAGATAATAGATTTATTTTTGATGCGCCTCCTGCAAACCTTCCTATAGAAGAAATTGGCAAGTATAAAAGAATAGGTATGGAAGATGCTTTTTCTGGCGCAGAAGTTTCTCAGTCTGCAAAGAATAGGTTTGGGCCTCTTGCCGGTAAATACGTTAAAGAAGAATACCATCGGGCATTTGAAGACATCCCTGCAGGAATACTAAGCGGTGACACCAATAAGCTTTGGGCAACATTCCTTGCGCTTAAAGGTGCTTCTCAAGTATCTAAGACTGTGTTGAGTCCTATCACTCAAGTAAGAAACGCAACAACTGCAGCCTTCTTTGCATTAAGGAATGGTAACTTTGGTAACAACGAAAACCTTTTAGGTTCTGCAGAGACTGTGTTCAGCCAGATTGGCCAGCGAATCATTAAGCTTGATGACGTTGGGTTTGGGGTTGGGTCAAAAAATGCTAGATCGACCAAAGCAGAAATTGATGATTACTACAACGAGATGATTGACCTTGGTATCGTCAATACCAACTCAAAGGTCGGTGAGTTTGAGGATCTGTTTAAGGACGCATTGAATGCAAAGGGCGGGGTCTATGGTAAAAAGGCAATACAAGCTGCTCAAAATATTCAAAACACTTTTGCCGGTAAGTTGTACCAAGGGTCTGATGATGTATGGAAGATCTACAGTTATGAGATGGAACTTGGCAGGCTAAAGGATGCGTTTAAGAATTCACCATTAGACTTGCCAGTGACTGATGTGCAGAACGCTTTGATGCTTAAGGGTAGAAAGCCAAGCGAGTTGGTTGGAGATGAAGTAGAAGCTTTCTTAAAGCGAGAAGCTGCAGGCATTGTCAAAGACACCGTGCCTAACTATGCGCGTGTCCCTGAATTTATTAAGCAACTAAGAAGATTGCCCTTCGGTAACTTCGTTGCGTTCCCTGCTGAGATAATAAGAACAAGCGGCAACACTTACGGCAGGGCCATTAAAGAACTAGGTAGTGAGTCAACAGCGATTCGCTCTATTGGCATGCGCCGGTTGATGGGGTCAATGACTGTAGATGCTGGCTTGTATGGTGGCCTAATGACTGGTGGCCTTGCGCTTACAGGCGCTACCATGGAGCAGGTTAATGCATTCAAGCGGTCAGGCGCTGCCACTTGGGAAAAGAACGCCATGCTTATCCCTATCGCCACAGACAAAGATGGAAAGATTACAGACTTTTATAACTTCTCCTACACCAACCCTTATGACTACTTAACTAGAGGGGCTAGAGGAGTATTCAATGCAGTTAATGACGGCATTACGGGTGAAAAAGAATTAACTGAAATCTTTATGGACGGAGCAACTCAAGGGCTTGGAGAATATTTCTCTCCATTCCTTGGCGAGTCAATAATAACTGAGAAGCTTCTTGATATAACTCGTAATGAAACTAGGTTTGGTAGATCTGTATACCTTGATAGCGACCCAACTGGCGTTAAGCTTGGCAAATCATTCGCGCATCTTGCAGATGGACTAAGCCCTGGTTTCTTACCCGCCGATCTAACCGCGTCAGCAACTTCTTCAATGCCTCTTGGGTTAAGTGCTAGGTTAAAAGATTTCCCTACAGCCATTGGTGTATCTGCAGGATTGCTTGATTCATCTGATGCTGTAAAAAGATCAGGCATTCGCATCGATCCTGCAGGTGAGTTTATGGAAGCTCTCACTGGTATTAAAACAGTTAAGCCTGCACTCAGTGATGCTCTAAGATATAAAGGCTATGAAGCTGGACGGCAGGTTACATCTGCTGGAGGTATTTTTAATCAACTTGCAAAGACTCGCGGAAGGGCTAACGCTGAAGATCTTACTAAGGCGTACCTTGTTTCAAATGAACAAAGGTTTAAGGCGCTTCGTGATTTAAACATGGCTATTGAAGATGCCCGTACACTTGGTATGTCTGATGCAGAAATCGCAAGATCCTTAAAGGAAGCAAAGGTTCCTCAGATAAATTACTTGTTGGCTGGTAGATTTAATACATTCTTCCCAAGCACTGAAACCATCAACAAAGCTTTCACTGCAAATGAGAATAAATTGTCTAACCCATTTGACTTTGAGGCTATGGGTGAAGTGCGTCAAAAATTACAGGGCAAGTTTTTTAGACCACAAGCTCAAGCTAATGCACTGGCCGCACAACAGCCTGCGGCTCAACCCCCTGCACAGGCACAGCCTGCGGCTCCAATGCCTCCAGCACAAGCTGGCACGCCACCTAGCGCGCCTCCGCTTGGAGGACAGCCGCCTGGACCACCTCAACCAGGAGCGCCTGTACCACCAACACCGCCTCAGTCACTTGCTGAACGTGGCATAGAAGCCTTGAAGCAGGTAGAGTTAAACAAACTCCTAGGAATAGATTAGTTTGATCCCTCAACGCGCACCGAAAAAGAGTAAGTACTTCGCCAAGAAGACTGAGTACGATGGCATCATGTTCGACTCAAAGCTTGAGGCGGCACGCTATAAGATACTTAGGCGTTACGAAGATGCCGGTGAGATCTCTGATCTAGAGGTACAGGTAGACTTTCCCTGCATAGTCACAGTAGATGGCGAGGACAAAAAGATCTGCTCATACGTTGCAGACTTCCGCTACAAGCGCGATGGTGAGGTGGTGGTAGAGGATACTAAGGGTATGATCACCCAGGTATTCACGCTCAAAAAGAAGCTTGTTGAGGCGCTATACCCAGGGACCAAGATACTGATTGTTAAAGACCCACGCTCCTGGGACTAAAACCCAGGGGTGCTCTCATCCATGTTGTCATAGTAGCTACCTGGAAACTCAGCCCTAATCTTCTCGCCCTCGATCATCATCTGGGTATTGAAGTTAGTCTTAGATAGTTCCCGCATCTCTGCGCTACTGTACTCATACTCAGCCCCCTCTGGGCCTTTGCCATTGAAGAACTCCAAGATACCTGCTCGATAAGCCATGCCGTCAGGCGTGCTTCTCTCAGGCATATGGTCTGCGTTGACCAGTGCGGGTATCCACATATGCTTTTCGCATCCAATACGCTGCTCATCAAGCGAGAGGGCATGGTTTCTCTTCTTGCACAACCACACCGCACCATTGGAGTTAGTAAGCGGCTTCACATGCACACAGTTCCTGCAGTTGCCTGACTCAGGTAGCCGCCGACCATAGTAGATGTCTTTGTACACACTAGGCTCATTCTTCATACGCCAATCTTTCTCTGAGCGGCGAGTGCTGGTGTCTGGCCTATCGCTGCAGATGATGCGTTCAGCTTTCTCTTGAGCACGCTCCCAGATTTGTGGCTTGTAATCGATGATTTCAGAGTATATCTCGCTGTTGTTTTTGTTCATCACTACAGCCATACACTTGGTCAGACCAAGCGCGCCCATGTAAGCATGGATCTGCACACGGTATGAGTCGCTCCAGTCCTCGTAGCTTTGTAGCTTAACCAGTTCTTTAAACCGCTTGTCGTTGGCGCTCTTGACCTCCATGAGAAGAACAACTTCTTCATCAGGGGGTGGCAGTACGCCCTTTAGAAGGCCATCACAGGAGCCTGCGAAGTGACCGCCAAGGAACGATGCCCTGAACTGGTTACCATCTGCATCATGCGAGGCTATAGATATAATCCCAGTGTCGCGGATGTTATCTACGATCTGGTCCTCGATGCGGTTGCCCAAGTCAAACAAGCGCAGCATCCTGCCGCTGAATGTAGATGGTAAGCACCAGCGGAATCCCATCCACTGCCGGTACTCATCATCATCCCCTATGCCACTGAACCCTAGGTGTCCACGGTTCCGGCCTTCCTTTGCCGCAATGGCTTCATCGATCTTTTCAAAAATGGACGCTGACAACATTCCAGTATTTCCCCTCTTTTCTTACGGTTATTTGTTTGATGTGATTCATATTGTTCTGCACGTTTACTTGGTGTACAGCCCAGTCAATGTCTGCAGGGCATCTGTATTGCTTGGTCAGCGCCCTCCACTTCTTCTCCGCCATCATCCCAGCCTTACCCTTCATGCCCAACATGATAGGCATGTTCTGTGGCCAGTAATCGCCTGGACTTGAGAACATGACGTTCAGGTATTCATTACCACTCTTAGATACTTTCTTCTCAGCGGTAACATAGTCAATGTCTTTGATCTTCTCTTGCTTCTCAGCAGGATCTTCTAGCTCATCTGATAGAACAGAACCTGCGGCTGCTTGCCTGGATGTGGCGGCATCCTTCTCCTCTTGCATCGCGCCTAGTATTAATTGCTGCTCTTTGACCATCTGCTTAACGCGATCAGCGCCACACTCAACGCAGGTATATACATCGTAGTCGTTTACCCCCACGCACTCATCGCAGATCCAGATCTTAGGAGTCTTGCTCTCTTCCTTCTCAGGTGCTGGTGGCTTGGCAGTATCGATACACCCGTGACGCTGCATGTTCTCGCCATAGTCCAGTAGCATGCAGTCTTTCTTGTCACCCCAAGTACGCATGCCACGGCCACAGATCTGAACGTACAAGCCAAGAGACTTGGTGGGCCTGAGCAGTGCTATACAATCAGTTCGCGGGGCATCCCAGCCTTCAGTTAGAACAGCTACGTTACATAGCGCGTTGATCTTGCCATCCTCAAAACGCTCAAGGATATCTTCTCGCTCTGCTTGTGGGGTTTCTCCCGTCACTACTTCAGCATTAATCCCTGCTTGCTGCAGGTACATGCACATCTTGTTCGCGTGATCTACAGTGATACAGAAGAACACGCTGCTTAGTCTGCCCTTGCTGTAGGCTTTGTCGATCCAGTCATTGATGATAGACAGCATGGTCTGATCTTCCATGGCAAGCTTTGCAATGTCGGACTCGCGGTAGTCACCACCCTTGAACTTGACCCGCGCAGTAGACGCATCGATCACAGCTTCATCTGCCACCTTAAATGCAGACAATCGGCACAGATAACCCTGCTTGATCATCTCAGGTATGCCTACCTTGTACGCGACACCAGAAAAGAACTGATCATCTAAGCCATAGATAAAGCCTTGGCCCATACGATATGGCGTGGCAGTTACGCCTAGGATCTTAGGCTCAGT